GAGGCATGAGACTAGACTAGAAGTGTTGCATCCACCTGGCTTCATACAGAAACCAGGGAATATCTTCAACCATATAGCTTTACGGCTATAACGTTGGCGTTAAGTGATTCAATATTTAGAACCCCAAACTAAGTTGTCGTCCCAAGTCGGGACAAGAACGCGTTGCCTTTTCACCTGATATCCTAAACGTAGTAAAGCTTTTACATGAGCAGATTTTTCTTTCTGCTCAGGCTTTCTTTGTTTTCGGGTATCAATCCATTGATATAGCTTCTTCCTCATTGTGAATGAAGAGGACTCTAAATGGACCGCATTCAGTCTATAAAAATCTGAATGAACAGGTGACGAGAGATCATGCAATTGATATATGGATAAAAAATCACTCCATATTTCGGTTTTAGGCATTGTGGCACTAAGATACATAACATCGTATCCTTCAATCCAGTCCGACGCCCTAACAGGGCGAGCCGAACTAATTGGCACCACTAAACCAGAATCGCCGAGACTAGGAGGGATTAACGGAACATCCGTTATTTCCTCGCGTATAAGTTTATTATACGCCGATTTATAGACAGAAGCACAGTAGGGGCGATTAACTTCATTCTCTAAGAATGTAGATAATCGTACCAAACCAGCACTCGTGTCAAAATCGCTTCCTGGACTACTACGATCGGATTTTGTCCAATCAGCAATAGCACAGGAGTATAGTCTCAATGCATTAGCGAATCTTATTTTCCAACTAACAACATGAGAAACATCATCTGATTTCCCTTCGGGAATCAAAGGAGGTCTAACATATTGGTCATCGAAATAATCATGACCGCAACTCTCAAAGAACAAACCTGACAGGAAGGTTTTATCACTGTTAATGGTAAATCCAAAAGTCTCCAAAGCTTCAACAACTTTACTTCCATACTCACGGGGACATATAATGTCGTCACCGTAAGTACTGCAAAGATCCCATTTATCTTGAGGGACAATTGCGCGGACTATCGATAGGAATAATGCGGTTTCAAATTCAAAAGTGAAACCGTTCCCCATCGAGGATAATTTGTAAAGTTTATGGAATTCAATCTCTCCTGAATACGGATTTTTTATCATCGTATTAGGGGAACGACCAAGTTCCATAGCGTGAAGCCAAGGTAATAATGACTTTTTCCGAAGCATCAGCATTTGAACAACACCAAAAGAAATGGTATCGCTGGCAGCCGATAAATCTATAGTGCATAAGTTTTTCTTTACGCACATACTAACTAGATTACGGTTCCTTTCTTGTCCAGTTTTTATATCATTACCGGAACGTGTGAGACGTCGACTCATTGCAAACCCAACACCTTTCTGAAAAAACAGATTAAGGCTGGGTTCAATGCAAATAGGCCGAAGTTTCAAGGATGTCTTCGGGACAGTGATGAATTCATTACAGTCTGTGATGCATAAAGTAGAGACCGCGTCATCTTCATTACAAGGTAGCATCGGAATTCCGGCTGAATCAAACCAGTCTTCAGATTTCGCATGTGCGAGCCACCACCTCTCACCCATTATAGAGCGGGAGAATGGTTCAAGTTTTGAAGTGACGTAAGGCAAACGTGAGAACTTTGATACATGGGTACATCCCTGAATAGATTGAGAAAAACTCGATCCTGGGCCATGTCCAAAACCTTCTACAACTATCTTCGGATTAAATCGTCCTAAGATTTTTGCAAGATTCTCAGCAACAATTGGCACTAAGCCATTAGAGTTTAGCTGCAAGTTTAAATTTGCTTTTTTACATTTATTTTCATTCATTATGAATGAATCATATGCATCTTTTTCCATCTCCTCTTGGGTTTTTACACCTTTGAAAACACAACGTTTTAAAGTCGTGGTTAAAAAGTAATCGTGACGGAAATCACGCAAAACGCGTGCTC